CTGGTGGAAATATTACTTTATTAGTTGCTGCTTCTGGTGGTAATTTTACCGATCAAAGCACTGCTGCCAAATTTGGAGTTCCTGGCACAACAGCTGCACTTTCCACTCTTAACGGTATTAATAAATTCTTTCTTGATACTGGATCTGGAGAAACATATCATCCAGCTTTAACATTATATGCTGGTAACACATACAAGTTTAATAACGGTAATGCTTCTCACCCATTTAGATTTTCAGAATTTAGAGATGGTACTCACAGTCCAAGTGTTGTTACTGGATTAACAACTACCTTAGACGCAAATAGCACTACAGTAACTCTTACAAGCACAACTGGAATTCTTCAAGGAATGAGAGTTGATGGAACTGGTGGTGGCGGTAGTGGAGGAACTGTTGACGCAGACACTTTTGTAGCATCAGTTGTAGATGCCACAACTATTACGTTAACAAAACTTCCTAGTACATCTGGAGCTGCAACTTTAGATTTTAGTGGATATGCTTACACAGAGGGTGTTCAATATGAGTCATCATATACACAAATTTTAGTTACAGAAACTACACCAACCCTCTATTATTATTGTGCAGTTCACCCTGATATGGGTGGCAGTGAAAATAATGAACCACAAGTAACTATTGATCCAAATAACCCAAAAACTTTTGGATCTGGTTTTAGTATTACACTGACAGATGTTTTATCAACAACCGCAGCTGCGATTGATATTAGTGAAAGAAAAATTACAACAGAAGAGATTGATGTTAATACAGGAGAAATTGATACACTAACTGTTCCAACACAATTAAATGCTGATCAAATTGTTGGATCAGTAGCTACGTTGAGTACAATTAATTCAAATGCTGCATTCTCTATCAATTCAACTGGATATGATGCTACTATTAATTCTGATAATTTAAAAGTAGGAAATTTATTCAACGTTGAATCATCTTCTGGAGATGTTCAAACTTCTGGTAATTTGAAAACATTAGCAACATTAAATGTTAATGATAAAATTACCATAACAGATAATACAATTTCAACTACCGCAGGAACTAATTTAGTTTTAGAACCAGCTTCTGGAAGAGTTGCTAAAGTTGATGCTCTTTCTGCTCTGATCATTCCTGTTGGTGATACTGCAGGAAGACCAGGAACTGGTGTTGTTGAAAATGGTGCTATTAGATTTAATACAGATAACAGTCAATATGAAGGATATAGTGCAGCAACTGGTTCTTGGTCTTCTCTTGGTGGTGTAAGAGACATTGATGGTAATACTTATATTCTAGCAGAACTTACTGCTGGTGCTAATGATAATACACTTTGGTTCTATAACGATAGTCAAAATACATTAAAGTTAACAGGAACTGAACTACAGTTTGTTTCAACCAAAAGTATCTCCTCTCCCAAGTTAGGTCTTCCACCTTACGATTTGTTTACACAAAACACTCCACTTGTAATAGGAAGTTATATTAAGTATAGAAATAATCTATATGAAGTTACAAGTGCTGGTACAACTGGCGGTCAAGGAACAGAACCAGTTCATACATCAGGTGTTGCTAATAGTGGTACTGCACAACTTACTTTCTCACAAGTAGCTGTTTCTGAGTTAATCTTTAATGAAGTAGATGAAGTAAGAATCGGACCTAATAAAGATTGTCCTTTAATTATTGGTCAGGAACTCAAACTACACGACAACAGAATTTCAACAACTGTTCAAGATCTAATCATTGAACCTAATGCAGGTAAACAAGTAATTGTAAACTCTGTAACACACTTTAGAATTCCAGCTGGTAATGATAATCAGAAATCTGTAGCTCCTCCTGGCGCTGGTTCTATTCGCTTCAACACTACAATTCAACAGTTTGAAGGATATAGTGGTACTAACTGGTCTTCACTTGGTGGTGTTAGAGACGTTGATGGTAACACCTATATCATTCCAGAAACTGCTCCTGCAGCAAATGAAAATATTTTATACTTCTATAACAACAACGTCAACACAATCCAGTTGACAGAAACTGTTCTTGATTTTACAAATATTGATACTATTACAACTAGTGGTGGAACAAGTCTTGCTCTTGACACAGCAACTTTAACATTAAACACCAATGACACCACTATTGATAACAGCGATGCTACTAGAACGTTTATCAGTACCACAAAACAATACCTTGATTTAGGTCTTTCTAGTGGATTAAATACTGATCCTGTTCTTAGATTAGATGATAATGGTGATGTTTACTTAAACACAACATTTGGATCTGGATCATTTAATGGTGTTAAGGTTCTTGATGGAGAACTAAAAGAATTTGAACTAGCTGATTTTAAAATTGCGACATCAACATTTACCTTGGTTAAAGGTGGTACGGAACAGTCTAGCACTATCTTATATGACAGTACTACATCTAAAGGATGTAAAGTATCAGTCGTATCAAAATCTAGTTCTGGAAAAAGATCTTTTTGTGAATATTCAGTTATAGATAATGGAACTGACATCTACCACAATGAATATGGATCTTTGAATACTTCTGGAAATGATCAATTCACAGCAGCATTTGATTTTACTGCTTCTACAGAACCCAGAATTACCGTAACTCTGACAAATGATCATGCTTCTAATGATGTTATCAACTTCACCGTACTCGTTCAGGAAATCAAGTAATGGCAACTAATTTAAACAACTTTGATTCTTTAGGTGGATTCTCTGTAGGAGAAACAACTCACATTGATAAGGATCACAATGCTATGTCTCTCAATTCAATTGAGATGAAGAATTTATTCTATGGAGATAGTAAAACAACAAATTATATTTTACGAGGACTTAATACATCAGTATTACAGTTAGATAATGTTGGAACTCAGATTACAATTGAAAGTAATACTGTTAATTTCATAACAGGACATTTTCTTGGTGTTAATCCTAGTGGAGTTGTGTTTACTGGAAAAATTGAAAGTGCGGTTTATTGTAGTCCTTCTGGAGCAACATCTGTTTTATCAAGTATGCTTACTATTATTAAGGATGATATTCCAGATGCAGAATCTTGGACTATTGAACCATCTACAGCAACAAATCGTTTCAGTTATTCCACCGTTAGAACGGGTACGGTTCAAACAATTAAGTGGGCAGTATCAACAGAAGTTATCAGTATAGCTTGGACTTGATGCTAAATACAAAGTAGGTAAAAAGTCAAGGACACGTCAGCACCATGAGTTTTCATATTAATTCCGATAAAGAGAAAATTAGAGGCGTCAACCCTAAGGTTATCGGTGATAATGAGACTACTATTAGAGTTGGTTCGGGAGCGAACGAACGAGAAGTATTCCGAGCTGAACTAGATGTTCAGAGTGGATTACCTCGTATTGGTATTAACAGAACTGGACAAAGAGTTAATAATATCGTTGTTGATGCTGGAGGTAGTGGATACAACCAACCACCAACTGTTGTCATTGAAGCACCACCAGCTGGTGGACAACAAGCACTGGCATCAGCGTTTATCTTTAACGGTTCAGTTGTTTCTATTGCAGTTAATGATCCAGGTAATGGTTATCTAACTGCTCCTAGTGTTTCATTTACTGGTGGTAATGGTGCTGGTGCTGCAGCAACCGCTGTTCTTGATACCGTTGACTTTGAACTTGATATTAATGGTGCTATCAGAACTTCTACATCTATTATTTCTGATACTGCGAGAATCTTAAACCTTGATATTGAAAACTTTGTTACTCCAGATTTAAACTTAAGAGCACCAAACCTCAAGACATATATCAATGGTACTGGTACTCCATGGGCAGCTAACGTAATTGTACCACAAAATTCATACAGATACTCACAAGGTAATGTATATCAAGCATTAAACACAGGAACTACTGGAACTGGTGCTCCTATTCATAAGGATGGTATTGAACTCAATGGTGAAGTAAACTTCAAACATATTGGTTTTAGAGTTACTGATCCTAATGATTATAAATTTCTTGAAACTGGAGAGGCAGGTGTATTCCCAAGATCAATCACACCTCTACTAGGTGATAGATCAGACAAGATTGCAACTACAG